CATCTTCGGTTAGCTTGGTAGCTAACCCTCCACACTTTTTCAAGTGTGGCCCCTCAACTTCTCCTAAAGGTAAGAACATGTGCATAAGTCCAGGACGCCGCAACGTTTTACGAGTGATGAGCTCGCTCGTCGTTGTCGCGTCTCTGGCAGCATGTGCTCTTACCCCGGGGACGAAAGTTCTTGCTCAAATCTGCAATGAAGGTAACCAACCAATTCGTAGTCTCAGCCTTGATTGGCTTGAGTTTAACTATGATTGGAATACCCTCAAGGAAATTGCTGATTGGTGCAAGAAGGTTGAACCGTCGGTGCCAGCAATGGTACCGTCGGGTGTTACGCCTGATACTCCGAGGAGTGGCAAGCATGATTAGTAAAGCAGAAAGGTGTTTAATTACAACCGCTGCGATACTCGGTTTGTTGTGGATAGGCTACAATGTAGCCCTCATAATGAAACGTGTGCTTGACATCGCTGAGGGGGTAGGGTGACCAGCGGGACGAAAAGCTGGGGTGTTAACCCTAGCAATTCGCCTACATCACCTGGGTCTGGATATTCCAAGACCTGGGTGGGCGCGGACGGTAAATACGTCCCGGGTAAGAAAACAATCAGGTGGAATAATTACACCGCATCGATTTCTTACCGTAATACCCTCAAGCCGGGATTTTCACTGGTACGTTGGCCAAAAACGAATCCTAGTCTACAGACATCTGTAGACTGGAGTTCTACGACCAACGCGGTGATACTTCCGGCCTTTACCTCAAACGATCAGCTCCGACTCCTTAGTAAGTTATCTGAAAAGGTGAAAGGGCACAGCTTCAATATGGCAGTTTCGACTGCTGAGGCTGGAAAGACGGTTGATATGGTAGTGGGTAATCTCGCTAAATTAGGCCGGGCTGCTCTTGCTCTTCGCCGTGGCGATTTTGCCACGGCTGCAAGGCAGTTTGGGACCACTGCCAAAAAGAAATCTGCGTTGAAGACGACAGATATCTCAGGACGGTGGCTCGAGTTACAATACGGTTGGCTTCCTCTCCTTAGCGATACATATGAGGGCTTCAAAGCCTATCATGCGTTGACCAGTGGACCCAGGAAACACACCTATCGTGTTGTGATTAAAAACGAGGAGTTGAAAGATGGCTCTGGGCAACCAACCATCTATAAGGCCTTGATGAAAGTTTCGCGGGCTCGTTATCTGCAGTGTGAACTGTATGAAGACTTGCCTGTTGAACGTAGTCTTGGACTTATGGACCCCTTAACTGTAGCTTGGGAAATTGTTCCCTATAGCTTCGTTGTCGATTGGTTCGTTCCTATTGGAACTTATTTGGAGAACCTGGCAGTTATTCCTAAGCTGCAAGGTCGCTTCTTAACAACCGATGTTTTTCGTCAGAGAGGTCCTACCTTCTCCTGGCACGGCAATCCCTTCGCATCCTCGATCGACCACCGGGTTTTGAGTAATCCGAGTGTCGAATTCAGGGTGACGGAGATGACCCGTGTATTATCAGGAGGCTTAAGTGTCCCGTTACCATCCTTTGACCAAGGTGGTTTGCGTGGCACGCGCATTAAAAACGCGTTTGCTCTGGCTTATCAGGCCTTTAGCGGTCGTTCGGGACGAAAGTAGCTCTAGCTATTACGTTTCGAGATATCAGGCGTTGGAATACCTGATATTTGTCTTCCGGCTCAAGCCGTGATTTTATCATTCATCACAACTGGAGTACTTTTATGGCCGCAATGGCCAATTTCCTTCTGAAGGACGACGCAACCACTCCTATTGAGTGGACGCTGGTCCCTGTTAACGACACTCCCAATCCTCTTTACCGTGCAATAGCAGCCGGAATTCCTCTCGAAGGGGAACCTCGGCTGTCGCTGTCGGTCGAAAGGCTTAAGAGCGGCGGATACAAACTCAGCGCAAAGTTGGAAGTCCCAACGATGGAAACGCTAGGTGCTTCTGGAACGTCTGCAGGTTACGTAGCCCCGCCGAAAGTGGCGTACATCACGACCGGTTTTATTACCGTGTTTGCTGATGCACGTTCTACGATCGCGGATCGTTACAATACCCTGAAGATGCTGATCGCCGTTGCCCAGGGTGCCAGTTCGACAACGAACACCGGTATCCTGGCTAACAATGCGGCTGGAGATGCGTGGAAGAATTCTACGCTCCCTGGTCCGCAGTTCTTCGGTCAGCTGGTCGTCCCTAACTAGGATTGACTAGTTCCGTTCCAATACCCCTATCACACGGGGCATAGTTAACAACCATAGAGGTAGTTATGGATTGGATAGCACCACTTTCCCGAGAACACAGCCTTGTGTTTTTGCGGGACGTTTCCTCCTCGTTAGCCATCCTCGGAGGACCGGTTGCGCAAGGGTTAAATTCCCTTGTACAGTCTGGTTCTTTTTCCGAGTTGCTCGATTTCAAATTCGAGTATACAGATGACTCAGATACGAATGATCTGTTATATGCTAGGCAGATCCAGGCCCTCTTCTCTAAACAAGAGGAGGACTGGTTCGGTCTTGGCATTGATACAGAGAAGGTCGCGTTTGAGAAGTTTGTGAAGGCGGAGCAAAGGTGTCTGGAGACGAATGATCGATTGGACGTGGAAAGGCCTTCTGGCCTCGTCAGTCAAGTATCTCACTTGGCTGCACGTAAAATATTCCATATCTTAGGCGATGTTCCGTCTCTGGACGAGTTACCATTTGCTTTTGGACCTGGGGCAACAACCAACGTTAAATCGGCTGTCGCTTCGCATCGCGCGAAGTTGTCAGCTAGTCCGTTGTGTAGCGAAGAAATGCTGCCACACGCCGGGGAGTTCCTAGCAGAATTTCCCAATCTTGCCTTGCACCATTGCGTTAGGGATAAGATTTGGTCTCCTCTTGGTGAGGGGACCGATGAGCTCCTTATGTACGTAAGTGTAGAGGTAGGCTGTGGTAAGCTGACCTTTGTCCCTAAAACTGCAAAAACGAAACGTCCTATTGTTGTGGAACCGATTCTCAATGGGCTTGCCCAAAAGGGGATCGGCGACTATATAAAGGGACGGTTGTTGCGGTTATGTGAGCTCGACCTCAAGGATCAAACTCGGAACAGGGCTGGCGCGTTTACGGGGTCTGTGAATGGCTTTTTGGCCACCATTGATCTCGCTAATGCGTCTGATACTGTTTCGATTGGGGTTGTCGCTGAGCTTTTGCCTCCTGAATGGTTCGAGTTCTTAGCTCGATATCGGACGGGTAAGGTAATTTATCGTGGTCAGACCATATCGCTGGAAAAATTCAGCAGTATGGGCAATGGCTTTACGTTCGAGCTTGAGAGTTTGATTTTCTACTCTCTCGCTTGGGCCGCGGCCAAAGCTTCTGGGCACGACGCCAGTCTAGTTAGCGTCTTCGGGGATGACCTCGTGGTCCCCAGCGCGATTTATCCTCTATTAGTTGAGGTGCTGGAGTTTTATGGCTTCGAGGTTAATTCCGAGAAGTCGTATTGCACCGGTCCGTTTAGGGAATCGTGTGGCGCTGATTGGCTCCGGGGCTTTGACATCCGACCTTTGTACGTTAAGGAACGTATATCGGAACGTGTCTTCTACTTAATGCACAACTTCTTTATGCGGAGGGGCGAGCGAAAGCTAGCCGAACTCGTAAAGTCGTACACGGCAGAATCTATGCGCCTATATGGTCCCGATGGATATGGGGACGGTCACCTCCTAGGTGATTGGTCTCCACGTTCAAATAGGATCTTGAAGCGTAGAGGTTTTTGTGGAGGATACTTCGATACTTACTCACTACGGCCAAGGCGCCTTAAGAAGCGCTACCCTGGTGATTGGCTTCATCCTGTGTATAGTGTCTATACTAGAAGCAGTGTGAGGTCCCCTATAGATCCGGACATTGTCCGGGGGTCTAAGGGGTATTCGAAGGTGTCGATCTATACTATGGCAACCTCCATATTTGGAGGTTTTCCAAGCTCTTAATTAGAGCCTCCCCTTAGGTGGGGGACAGCACGGATAGACGGCTGGAGCGCTACTGTAAAG